GAACTGACTTGGTAAGGCGTTCAGTAGGTTTCTGCTTGTCCAAAACGTGATAGAACTGTTGGTTCAGTTCGTCGGTAACGTCAACGTCCTGCCCCATTGCGACGCTAAGCCGGTTGGTGGTGTCAACCATTGCCTGCCCCGCCTTAGCAGAGCCAGCAAGAGTCGTCCACGTCGCGAGCATTTTCTGCTGAGTCTTGTCGTACTCGGCACCCGCGTGGATCGCGCCGTTAATGTGGGTAGTAATCAGGTTCCAAGCACCAACAGCAGCGTTAGCCGCAATGGTGCCCCCAAATATTTTGCCAAACAAGTGGCCAGTCTTTTCGGTGCTTTCGTTGACCTTAGAAATAGACGACCGCAACCGGTTCAAGCCGGTGGGCCGAATTTTTTCTTGGCTTAACTGCACGCGGGTCAGCTCAGTACGCAGCTTGGCCGTACTGGTGGCCGTTTCATTGACCCGGATTTTCTGCCGGTTCAGGTCACTATTGGCCCCGCTGAGAGCAGTCTTGTACTTTTCAACCGCGCGGGCGGCTGTCTTGTACTCGTCGGTGTTCTGTTTTCCGGCCTCGTCTAACCCCTTGAGGGTAGTCTTGGCCTTTTCGTATGAAGCGCGTAAGTCGTCAACCCTGTTCTGGTAAGTCTTGAGTTCAGCAGCCTGTTTACTCTGCAAGGTACTCGACTTTTCGAGAGTAGACTGGTAGCCCTTGGCCTCAGCCGACAGAGCCTTGTACTCTTGGCCCTCAGCCCGCAGCCGGGCAACGCTCGACTTGGTTAGGTCGTTGCTGCTTTTGATACTTTGCTGCAGCGAAATAATGCCGGACTTGTAGCCGTTGAGGGACTCTTTCGACTTTTCCTGCTGCCGAGTCAGTGACGCGATACGTGTTTCTGTCCGGTTAATCTGAGATTGATACTTGGCATACTGCCGAGCGCCCTCTTGAGTAGTCTGGTCGAGACCCTTTTGCTTGTCCCGCAGAGAACTGATAACGTCCCGGTTGGCTTTGATGGTACGGCTCAAGCCGGTGTACTTAGTTTCGGCCGCCTTGACGTACTCACCAGTAGACCGTAGGGCCGCGCTTTGAGCTTTCCATGAAGTCGTTACAGACGACACAACGCTGCGCAGATTTTTAAGTGATTTAGACGTTTGCAAGGTATCAAGGTAAACCTCGGTACTCATTTGCGCGTCGATTCTTTTAACCACTGTGTACACCCCTTTCTTGACGGTCGGACTAGTAACCCATACTGCGTAACTGTTTCAGGAACGCAGTGGGATCAACAACGGGCCGGTCTTTCTCAGGCCGAGCCAGTAGAACGTCGTTGAAGCGGTAGAAGTCTTGCTCGTCAAATTCTGCCGGGGTCATGTGCATTTGAACCAGTGCTTGTTGCGCGTTGTAATCAAACTCTTCAATCTGGTTGGACAGCTCGTTGACTTGCTTACGCGCCTTTATTTTTTTTCGGTTTCGCTCAGGTCGTCTTCAGCAGCAGCGTCTTTGGCTTGCTCGGCCGTAATTTCCTCAACGTCTTGGTGCTGAATAGCAGCAATGATGTCGCGAACCAAGTTTCCAGTTTCTTGCGTGCTGGCGTCCTCTAGTGCGGTTTTTTGCTTAGCCTTTAAGCCCAGCAAGTCGGTGATAAATTCACTGATTGCGTCGTTAGTTTCAATGGCGGCGTCGAGCATTTCCATGTCACTGGCGTCGTCGGGCATAGCTTCAACCTTGAGCATTTTCTTTTGAATTAAGAGCGTCTTTTGAAAATTGCGGTTGGATTCTTTAATTTCTACGGGTTCCTTGAAACCTAAAAATTTTGCGTTTACTTTAACTGTCATAATTTAATGACCTCACTTTTATTTTTTGTGCTTACACCAGAAAAAAGGCAACCGCGTCAATGCGGCTGCCAATTTTTGAACTATAAAACTATTTGCCTTAGCCGGCCTTGACGCCACCCGTTGGGGTAGTAGTACCAGAGGCACCGGCAGTCTTAGCACCGGGGAAAATTTCAGCAATGAGAGCGTCGTCGGTAAAGCCCTTGTCCGCTGCGTAGAACGTCTTCATCACGTGACCGTTAGAACCAGCCAGAGGGCTGTAGGTCAAGGCGTCGGTTGCACGCGTTTGGTTTTCGTTAGACGTTTGCAGAGTCTTGTCAGCATGCGTCATGTTGCCGTCGTAGAAGCAGTAGTGAACCGGGTTACCTGCCAAGTCAGAACTGATGATGTCCATGGCAATGTGGGGCAGAACACCAGAGGCGTTATCTAAGAACCCACCCTTGCCGTCGGATTCTTCACCCAACGCCTTTTCCAGAATTTCATAAGGTAAGTCGTTGAAGTTCGTCGCAACACTAGGCTGAGACTTACCAACAGATTGGTCTTGCAATTGGTCGTTGCCCCAAACCTTGGTAATAGCGGGTGCAATACCCGTGATGTTTGCTTCGCTCAGACCTTTTGCAACCCGGCCTCGTGCGTCAAAAATACCAGTTTCAGAAAACCCGGAGTCCCCGGCAATAACTTGCAGGGTTTCAGGGTCAATCAAGGCCATACGTAGACCTTTAATACCAACAGTAGCCATTTAAAACACCTCTAAATAAATTTATTGTTTGCGACGTAAATTGTGGCAGTTGATTGACCCGTATCAGGGTCAATCGAGTGGGGGCGCACCGTCGTAATACGCCACCCGTCAAGCTCAAGCTGCTTCAACAGCGCAAGCTCAACCGCTGCTGTGTCTTGGTCAAAGTCCAAGGCGTAGAATATTTGAATTTCAATGCTGTATGAAACGGCATTGAATGTGTCATTACCCCAGTCTTGCAGTTCTGGCGTTGACTCAGTAACTAGTGCAATTGTGTCGTCGGTATTAGCACTGGCGTCCTCGGGTAATAGGCCCGTGTAAACGTCAGTAACCCACCCAACACTTTCAAGAATTTTGCTAACTTGGATACTGGGGAGTGTCATTTCTGATCGCCCCACTTTCTGCGGACAAGCTCTTGATACTTACCCGCCTCAGCTGCAATAACTTTGTCTTTAATTTCTACACGCGCATTGTCAACAAAATGGTCACCCTTGATATACTTGGTTCCATCGTTCAGAAAGCGTGCAATATACGCTTTGTCCGGGGTGAACCCTGCTGTGCTGACACCGGTTTTGTCGCCGTCAATATCAGTAGCTTGGTGGGTAACTTTATTAGCAAGGTGCGTGCTGTCTTGTCCCTTGATACGGGTACGATAGTGTTTCTGTTTCGTTACCCCTTTCAAGTGGTCGGCCAACACCTTTGCGCCAGCGTCAGTTATTTGTGACATTTCCGACGGTGATAGGCGGGTGGTGTTTTCTACGTTGTCTAGCCACGTCGTCAATGCTTTGTCTAGTTCCATAGCACCTAACCCCCTTTAATCGCGTCGGATTTTTCAAGCGTTACAAAGTCGAACGCTAGATAATTGTTAGTGTCGTCGTGGGAAATATTGACAATGCGGTACAGGTCTTTGGAACTATCCAGCTTTACTCGCAACTGGTCGTCTAGGTCGGGATTGCGTCGCACAGCAATGGTGCGGGTTTCGTCCATGCCGGCCTGACGAGCAGCAAACAGTTGATTCGTTGACCGGGTACGAAACTCGGCCCAGAGCGCAAACGACTCAACGAATGTCTTGAGGGGTGCCCCAGTGTTGGGGTTCGTGGTCTGCTTAACGGTTCCAAAGTGTGCGCGGTGGTTGAGTTGGTGTGGTCTAATCTTTACCATTAGCTGCACCCCACACTCGGCCGCGTAAATGATTAATCATCATGGAAAGACCTTTGTTCGTCCCTACGCCGGTAGACCGGTCATAGTAGTAACTCGAAACATAGGTCTTCACGGCACGATCAAAAAGCGGGTACTTTTCGTACTCTTCAACGGGGAGGTCATAATTGACCGCTGAGCGCACGTAATCAGTGCCCTCGGTGATTAGGGATTGCAAAATACCCTCTTCACCGTCAAGGTGCAGCTCTTCTTGCATTTCACTAACAGTTACGGCCAAATTGAACTACCCCCTTGATTACTTGGCTGGCGTTTCAGCAGCAGTCGAGGACTTGACCGGCGTGTTGGTCAGGAAGTAGCCGGCGTTGGCGTCCGTAATTTCCACATCGTACCGCAAAGCACCCATAAGGTACTGGCCCCAAACCTTGTCGTCGGCCCAGCTCAAGGAAACCTGTTGCCGATCAAACATGGTGATAGCACGGGCCAAGTCACCAATAAAGGCTAATTGGTCGCCGGCCTTGCCGAGCAACGTGTCAGAGATACGAACAACCCGAACACCCAACAGAGTACCGGTACTTGGCGTGGTAACGTCTTGATGGAAAATGTACTGGCCGTTCTTGTCTTTTAGGGTGTCAAGAGTGTTATACAGAGATTGAGTTGCCACAATGGTTGGGTTGTAAGCAGGGTCGAGGGACACATTCAAAACGCCCTTAATGGTGTCAACAAGGTTGGTGTCGCTGGCTGCAACGGCGGTGAACGTTGGGAATACCTTAGAAATATCGGCGTTAGTCGTGTTGATAGACTTTTCACCCATATTCTTGGCAACCATAGAAACGAGGTCAACCTGACTATCAGCAATAGCCTCAGCGGACAGAGGTAAAGCACCCCGACGAGTCAAAACCTTCCAGTCAACGTCGCGGAAATTAGGTTCTGCCAAAGCAGGGTTTTCTTTGAGTTCCTCAACCGTTGGAAAAGTGTCAGTTGCACGTTCCAGAACTGGGTAAGTACCAGAGGCCGTGGTTACAGGCACAATATTGACGAATTGCTTTAAGTCGGCAACCGTCTTAACTTCACT